TTATCGCGCACAACCTCGAGCTGCCTCACGGCGGCATCCCGCTCGGCACTGAGCTTGGTCAGCAAATCGATCTGAACACTGTTGCTCTTGAACAGCGGCGGCAGCACCTGCCACAGGCCAACGAAGGACACGATTGCGATAGTCAGCAGCCCCAGCAGCGAGCCACCATTGGACTTGAGGAAGTCGTAGATCTCTTGCAGCGACATCACGCCTCCATCGTCCCGCCAGCGGCGGTATAGGCTTGCGCCAGCGCATCCAGCTTGTTCTCGTGCTGACCGTATCCCGCGCCGGGCAGGCTGGCCCACACGTCATGCACCTTGGCGACGGCCTGCGCGAACTTGCCCGCGTCAATCAAGGGTAGTGCGCCGCGCTCGCGCAACTGCTGCAACGCATACTTGTCCTGCGACCGAGGGCTGAAGTCCGGCAAGCCAAGCTGCTGCTTGTAGGCACGCCACCAGCGCGTGAGAATCTGATAGCGCCCCGCCGCCGTCGAATTCGTCGCGGCGTTGTAGACATTGGGGTGGTCGGCGTAACCAGTGAACAGCATCGGATGGGCCGGGGTTGATCCCACAAGCACGTCATAGCCGTCGTCCGAGCGCGCCAGCAGCACCGGGCCGATCTCACTGGCCGCGATCATGTCCAGGAACGCAGCCCGGTTCCTGCCGCCCGCCTCGGCGGTGGAGATCGCAGGCATCAGAACATCTCCCCGAGAAGCAGCGGGTTTGACGGTGTATTGACCGAGTAATCGACCGTCAGCGGTATCAACCGAAGATAAAGCGTGACGGCGGTCGTGCTGTTGCTGCTCCACTTAAGCTGCACTGACAACCCCAGGGTGCGAAAACTGGCGTCTATGTTGTTAGTCCAGTTATTTGCTAAACTGTCTATCGACCGGTCAATCGTATTTGTATAAGTTGTTTGTGTTGTTGTTAGATTGGTATTTGGTTTTATGGTCGGCGGGTACGCGAGAGAGCTAAGCGGAGTCTTACCAATACCAAGCGACATCAGCGTAACAGTAGCAGATGCAACACTATTAACATAGGCGTTGTGAGCAACTGTCAGTTTGTTTATGCTGATATTTGCGGGAAGCGAACTCAACGTGTACGCCAATATAACATCGGCAGTCTGCGCGCTGGTAATCGACTTAGAAGCTAAAGTCGTGGTAGAACCCGTCAGGTAGGTGTAGTTGGAAAAGCCACCATCACTCTCGACTTTGGACGGATAGAACGTAGCCGTAGCCATTACGCCGCTCCCACTTTGGCGATGGCGATATACGTAGCGCCAAGCGCGTTGTTGTATATCGACACCAACGTTTCCGAGTTTGCCACGGTGTTGATCGCCGGAGCCGCCGCAGCGCCGATAAACTTGGTGCCGGACGGCCATGTAACGGTAAAAGCGCTGGCACCCTCAACAATAATTAGCTGGTAGTTGCCAGGGCCGGGAAAACTGAAACTGATGGCACAGTTACCGCTCAACGTCATCCGCTGCTTGTTGCCGTTGGCAAAATCAATCAGTTTGGCCGTCCCGGACACCCCAATGTTGTACTCAGCCACCATATACGCATACTGGATACGCATGCCGTCGAAGTACTGCTGGGTACCATAATACAAATTGCCGCCGGTCAGATTGGCCTTGGTTGCTGCCGCGTTTGATACCGCCCACGCAATCTCGTTGCCAACCCAACTACAGCTAGGCATAAGCCCCGACCGGTCGCCTGGCGGAATGTCAACACACAGGTACGCCGATTTAAGCAGGGTTATCCCATTGCCCGCTGTTTCCTGGTCTTGAGTGTGCCCAAACGTGATAACCTGCTCGCCGTTGCACGTTACGCCCAAGTGACCTGTGTACGAGTAAAACCCCGTGTTTGGCTCACCAGACATGACCAACCCAGGCTCCGCTACGCTGCCGCGCGGAATGGATACTTGCCCGATGAACTCCGGGTTGGATGTAGGCGCGAGATACTGATACTGGCTCATATCCGCCGCAGTAGCCCTAATCCCTGCGGCTGAGCCAGCCGGAAACGCGCGTGGCTTGGTATCCTGCTGCCCGCGCTCGATAGTCATTTCGTCCGAGTTAGTCCCGTGCGCAGTCACGCGCACAATCTCAATGTCGTCGCCATCTTGTAGCGTCAGGTAATACCACTGATTAATCAGCTTTCCGGGAAACCGCTCCCCGCCGCCCGCTACAAGCGTCAGCGTAGTATCTTCAGCGGTAATGGCGGCGGCCAGCGTAGACCGGGCGGCATTGGCAAAAAGCTGGGTCATCAGTATTCCTTCACCCGGAAAATAAGTTCGCTTTGATCCACGCGGCCCTCGGCAGTCGTGATCGTAATTTCAACCTCGTATTTACAGCCGCCCGTGCCGCCGCTCACCCAGACCTTTACCTCGCTGTCCGAGAAATTGGATGCGTCAGCAATAAGCGCGTCGTCCGGCGGATTACGCAGACCACAAACGACTGAAACAATGCGGTCGCCCGGTATCGACGCGAGCCAGTCCCGATAATCGACGTTGTAATCCTTGCGTTCGATCGGCTGCTTTGTGTAATCAGCCAGTTTCATGCTCCGCTCCTTTCAGCCAGGCGCGCGGTATCGCGCGATTCGGCAGGCCGGGCAACCCCCCACTGATCCTCGGGCCTTACCGCAGCGCCGCCCACGGCGGGCGGCAGCACATCCCAGCGCGACCGGGCCGTGAAACGCGCGTCCCCGGCACCGCCGAACGACAGCCAGGTACGCGCCCCAGCAATGACTGAGAACTCGGCAGCACCGGCACCAGCAACAGCCCAGCCAGCGCGCCGCTCGGCCTCACTGGCTCCGCCGAACCCGGCAATCCCAGCGCCGTCGGCACGCCACCCCGCTTGATGCCCAGCGGCAGCGCCAGCAGACACCAAGCCGAAGCCCTCGACTGACCAGCCCGCGCTGGCATCAACCCGCCCGCTGAACGCCGCATCGCCAGAAGCCTGCGCGAGCAACCCCGAGCAACTTCCCAGCAGCACCCCGAACGCCGCATCCCCAGCCCCGCCAGCCAGCACGCCCGCAACAGCGCCCACAATGGCCGGGAACTCGGCAACCCCGGCACCGGCAACATGCCAGCCCCGAGGCGCTTCAACCACATCCATGAACCGCGCCGTGCCGTCAACCTCGACAACACCAGTGCCGTCGGCAGCCCAGCCTGCAAATACGCCCAACGTGCCCGCCACATGCAGCGCCGATGCGCCACCGGCATCCAGGCCCGCCCGTGTTTCGCTGCGCCCGGAAACCTTGGCCTGCGCAGCGCCAGCGGCAGCCAACGCCCCACGCCCATCGGCCCGGCCTGCTACGGTGACAGCGCAGCCGCCAGCAAATCCAGCGCCAGCGCGCGCCTCACCTAGCGCCGAAAACCCAGCATCCCCGGCACCGCCCGCAGACCAGCCCTGACCCCGCCCGGCATCGAGCGCCAGGTCAGCCAGGGCCAGTTCGTAGCCTGCGAGTTCGCCGAAAGACATATCAGGTCTCGCGGATGGAAGTCGCGGAAGGCGTCAGGATGGGCCGCGTGCCCGCAGCGATGGTGATCGGCGCGGCTTCGTGCTTCTGCGGGTCTTCCAGCGCCCCGAAATACACGATGTTCCCAGGCCCGCTATCCGCGACCCCAATGCTCGCGTGCGTCGCCAGCACGGTCGTAGTGCCGAACGGGGCATCCGGGAACGTTATTTCACCCAGCGCCGAGGCGACTCCATCGACAACGCGCCAGGCTTTATTCACCGGATCGCGCGCCACGGCCACGCGCGCGTAGCCAGGGTAGTCGACTTCGTTGGTTTCCTGGTCGCCGTCGGCGCCCGGGTCGCCCGTGTGCAGCGCGACATAGAGCGCGGGCAGTAGCTCGGTCTCCCCACCGGAGATACCTTCGATGGGTACGCCGTTGAGCAGCAATTCAAGCAGGCTGGTGCAGATCGCGATCGATTTAGGCATGGTTTTTCCTTTCACTGAGTTGGGTCATCTGTCGTCATGGGCCGCCCCGTGTTGATCCCCAGGGCGTCCGCAAAAAGCTGCCAGTGCGCCGTTGCCAGCGGGGCGACGGCGGCGTACTCAGCGTCCTTGGAGTACGCGCGGAACATCGAATAGTTGAAAAGCGCCTCGGCAAATTCCGGGCGCACGGCAATATCTGTCAGGCCGTCGTCGGCAATGGGCGCTGGTTCCATCGCCAGCAGCGCCACCACCTGCATGCCATCGGCTGCGGGCGGATACACATCGAACAGGCGCGGCGTGCGCTCGTCGGCAATGAAGTGGACGATGGAGCGGCCCGGCCTGCCGCTGGCCCAGCCCGGAGAGCATGCGTCCAACAAATCGCGCGACACCTGCCGGATCGCCCGCTGCCGGTTGTCCGCGTTGCGCAACACCTGCAACAAGGCGCGGGCATCGTCCGGAATCTTTTGGCCGCACCCGGCTTGCAAGGTGAGCGTGACTTCGCGCGACGTGGCGCTGGGAGCCTTGGAAAGAACGAGGTTTTGCCCGTCCGTCACGTACCCGGCCAGCTCTTTTACTGTCCAGCGGACATGGTCCGGATCTTGCAGCGCCTGCGCCGCGTTATCAATGATCTTGAGCGCCTGCATGATCAGCACCACATCACGCGCGATCGCCGCGTGCCATCGGTATGGCCGCGCCATGCCCGCAGGCACGCCGCCGACACGCCCGCGCTCCACGCCTGCGCATTGGCCGCGCCCAACTCCAGATTGGTGAACGGCTGGCCCGGCGTCAGCATCAGCCGGGACTTGATGCCCGCAGCCAGCAAATCGGAATAGGGATCGAACACCTCGTCAGGCACGCCCGGCGCGTTGTCCGCCGGGGCCAGCACTGCGCGAAAACACACCTCGTCGCCATCGACAAGCCCGTTGGTCTGAAACGAGATGCGCCCTGGAACAATCCGTGCGCCGTGTGCCTGCTGCGGCGGCGCTTGGATAAACGTCCACGGCGTCATCGCCATCGGAGCGCCGTTGCGCGTGGCGCGCTCGATCACGATCACCTGCGCGCCCGATGGCAGTTCCATGTCGTATTCGGTCACGCCATTCTTGATGGTCACGGGATCAGTCCAAACCGGCCAGACGCGGGCGCGGCGGCACAGCTCCTGCGCGCAGCGAATCAGGGCGCGCTCGACCATCGGCTCCGGCACGCCGGGCAGATCAGGCAGCAAGTCCTGATAGATCGTGTCCGCCGTTCGCATGGCGCGTCAGGCTTTGGCCTTGGCGGGTTGTTTTTTCTTCGCGGCAGCGCCCTCGATGGGCGGCGCGTTGGGGTCGTGCGGCAGATCGTCTGGCGCTTTGCCTTCCAGGGCGCCGGAAGCGCCGCGCGCCTTGTCCAACTGCTCGGCCAGCGCCTCATCTTCTTCGGTGGCCGGATAAAAGTGGTTCGTGTCCAGCGCGGCCAGCGCCAGCGCTTCGGGCACTTCGCCTTCCAGAGCGCCGGAAGCGCCGCTGCGCTTGAACACGTACTCTTTGTCGCCCAGTGCCAGCAGCACCGTGCCATCCTTGCGGGCGGGAAGTTCGCAGATCAGTTTCATGGGTTCACTCCGTTGGTTGTCGGTTGGTTCAAAAAACGCCCGCACCACGGCGGGCGAAGTGGCGACGCAAACCGATTAGTTCGGCGAGCGGTAAAACAACGTCAGGCCCAGCGTTCCAGCGGCCGACCCGGCGGCGGTGAACTTGACGGAAACTTTGCGGTCCACGTCCGACTTCTGAACGGCCAGCATCGCTGCGGTCATATCCACCTGCTTGACCGCCGCAGCGCCGACCGCGACGCCCGTGGCCCAGGGGCCGCCGCCGTCTTCGGGTTTTGTGGAAATGTCGCCCGTGTCCTCGTCCAGGATGCCGATGGAAATGGCTGCGGTGCCTCCAAGCCCGGTGGTATCAACCAGCAGCGGCAGCGCCGGTGTGACGCCAGCCGGCAGAATGCCGATCACGCCCACGTTGTCGGCGGCTGAATCGGCGGCCACGCAGTCCTGCACGAAGCGCGGCGCGCTGATGCTGGTGTCGTCGCCCGTCGGCACGGGCAGGCGCCCGCTGATGTGGTTGTTTCGTGTTGCAAAAGACATGATTGATTACTCTTTGTGAAACGGGTTGATCGGATGCAGTTCAACGAACGGCGGCGGCGGTATCGACCGAATACACGCCGAAGTCCTGCTCCCCGCCGTCGGTCTTGTATGTGGTCTTCTTCACGCCGAAGATCGACGACGTGGTGATGACCACCACGTTGTTGTTGTCGCGCGTCTCCTCATTCCAGTCGAAGCGCATCCCCGTGCCCGGCGAGCCGAACGCCACCACGCCAGCTTGTGCGCCCAGGAACAGCGCACGCGCCGCTTGCACGTTGGCGCCCGCGCCCGCGTCGGAAAAGCGGATGACGTTGCGGTGCGAGTGCAGGATGGCGTTGCGGTACATCCCCAGACCGCCGCGAAAGATTGGGCTGGCCTTGCCGATGGCCGTGGCCAGCGCTTTCTGAATTTCAAGCCACGAAGCGCCGCCTGCTTCCTTGCGCAGGTCGTCCTCCTGGAAGGTGTGCATCACCAGCACGAAGTGGCTTTCCCCATCAACCTTGCACGGTTGCAGCACGGGGATGTCGGTGGCGCCGCCGCCCTGCGTTTCGGCGCGCGTTACCAGCGTGTCCACCACGCCCAGGGTCATCTTGTCGGTGGCGGTCAGGTTGTTGAACGCGGTGGCCGCGCCGCCGTAGAAGCTTTGCGCGGCAGTGGGAGCAGTCAGCGGGTTGAGCGCGCGGCCCTTGTAGCCGGGGCGGACGATGAAGTTCTCGTTGACCCCGCGTGCGCCCGACAGGTAGATGAAGCACAGCTCGTCCATGAACCGCGCCCACCAGTTCGATTGCTGACGGCGCGCCTTCTCGCGCAGGTTGTGCAGCGTGCGCTTGCGCGTCATGCGCCCGCCGGTGTTCACGCCGCAGCGCGCCTGGTCGATGAACACGCTGTCGGTAAAGAAGCGTTGCGCCTCTTCCTTGCCTTCCAGAATGTCGTCGCCCTCGACCGGCTCCATGCGCAGCTCGGCCAGCAGGTCGTATTTGATTTCCTCGCCCGCGTCGCTTTCCAGATCGGTGAGGATTTGGATGGGCACTTCGGCATCGGCGCCACGCGCCATGAAGCGATTGTTCCAGTACCCTTTCCCTGACGCGTCTAACATCAGCGCGGCGCTGTATTTCTTGACTGCCTTGGGGTCGTTAACCCCGACGATGGTACGAGCCATTGCGATACTCCTGAAGTTGAATGAACCTCAGGGCACTCATGCGCCCCCCAGGTAGGTTTCTTACCCGCGTCAGTTATTGCATGGTTGGCGGAAAGGCCGCGCCATCGGTTTGCCCCGCCCGTGCGCACATTTGAGCCAGCTCGCGCAGGTGGTTGCGCGGCTGCTCGCCGCCGGTCACCGGAACATTGGGCGGCGCCATTACCAGCAGGCGAGCCGTCTTACCGGTCTTGTAATCGAGCCGCACCACTGCATCGCCGATGCGCAGCGACTGGCCCGCCCTCAACTCAACCGACAGCGTGGACACGGCAGCGCGTCAATCCTGCTCAAGAAAACGCCGGTAAGCGGCTGGGTCGCGCTGCGCCAGCTTGGCCACGGCGTCCTCGTACTTCTGGCCTTGCAGGCTGTTGATGTTGGCAAATTCAGACGTGTCCAGCGGCGCGTCCGAGCCGGGAAGCGTCGAAACCAGCGGCGCGGCCCTCGACAGATCCGGCTTGCGCTCCTTCTCAGTCTTTGCTTTGACCTCTGGCGGAACTTTGGGTTTATCCTTTTCCGGCGCTGGCGCTGGAGCGGAATCTCCGATGGCCCGGCCGGTACGCATGAAGTACAGCGCCATGTGCGCCGCGCGCAACAGTTCCGCCTTGTTGGCAACCGGACGGCTGGTGTCGATGCCGCGCGCAGCAATCAGCGCCTGCACCTGCATCCCCAGCGCGCTGCCCGCCTTGGCGTCGTTGCGGTAGTCCGGCTTGTCTTTCAGCGCGGCATCGTCCTCGATGGACTTCACCAGCTTTTCGATCTCACGCTCCCATGCGTCGTTTTCCAGCGCGACAGCGTTCTTTTTGGCCTGCTCGGTCATCTCGCGCGCAATGTCGGCGCGGTTCTGCATGGCGTCCAGCTCCGACTCTTGCCGGTTGAGCGCGCGCAGCTCGCGTCCGTACTCCGCCGTTTCGATATCGCCGTCGGCCAGGCGCTTGTCCAGCGCATCGAACTTGGCCGTCAGATCGGCGCGGCGTTGACCGAAATCGGCGGGCAGCTCGTAGGCATACGGCGTGGGCGCTGGCGCGGGCGCTGGTGCCTCGTCTTGCGCTGGGCTGGCGGGCGCGGCGGCGCTCGCGGGTTCCTCGGCGGACGTCTTGGCGGGCGTCTTGTCAGCGCCTTCGTCTTTCCCGGCTTCGGCGGGCGGCGTATCGCCGGTCTTGACTTCGCCAGCGCCTTCCTCGCCATTCAGCCCGCCATCGTCCAGGTCGATTGCGAGCGCATCGCGCTCATCTTGCGACAGCAGCGCCATCGCCACGTCGCTTTCGCTGGGCGGTTGCGGCGTTGCGGTTGCCGTGTTTTCTTGCGTGCCGTCATTGCTCATTTGCGTTCTCCGTTGTGGTTGCGGGCGCGGGTTCCGCCGCGCCGGGAATTGCCTGCGGCTGGGCAGGCGCTACCGCCGCCGGAGCCGGAGTCCCGGTCTCCCGCTGCGCTTGCTCGAATTTGTCCAGGCGGTCGCTAATGCGCTGCAACGCCTTGTCGGCGGCGGCGGCGGCCTCGCCCTTGCGCGTCTGCGCGTCGGCATGGATGCGCGCGATCGCCACGTCGGTATCGGCGCGGGTGCGCAGCCGGGCAACCTCGGCGGTGGCCCCGGCCAGCGCGTCGCGCAGCTTGTCGATCTCGTCCTGCGCCTGGGCGCGCGACCGCATCGCTTCCTGTTGCGCCGCCTGCGCTTCCTGCGCGGCCTGTGGATCGCTGCCTCCGGTAAGCTGCGCCGCCTGGGCCTCAAGCGCCAGCGCCTGCGCGTTGATCTCGCGCACCTTGGCCTGCCGCTCAGCCAGCGCAAGCAGCGCGTCCTGCCGCTGCATTTCCATCGCCTGAGCCTGCTGTTGCGCCTGCTGTTGCGCCTGCGCCTGTTCTTGCGGCGTCGGTTCCTTGTCCGGGTCTGGCTCGCCCGTGATCTTGCGGAACTGGTTTGCAATCTCGTCCTTGTTGGGCAGGTCGGAATACGTTAACGCCATCGTCATCAGCCGCATCGAGATTTCGGGCGGCAGGCGCGCGGCAAGCTGGCTGATCGAATCGAACATCACTTGCCGCAGCGTGCCCGCGTAGTCCTGCTCGGACACCACAAAATCGGCCATGCTCGCCGTGATGTCGTTGAGTATTTGCACCGCGCCGTCCGGCCCCAGCGTGATTTCGTTGACTGCCAGCCAGTCCACCGACTTATCGTCTGTAAGCCGTATCACCTTTTCCTCGGTCAGAAACTGCTCCAGCAGCGACAGTTCCTTGGCTCCCGAAATCTGCGTGGCAAAGCGCAGGTTGTCGAAAGGCTCCGTCGTCACAACGCTGCCCTGCATCTGCCGCGCCTTGATCGCTTCGCCCGACACCGCGTTGGTCTGCCGCCCCAAATTCTCCTGTGCCACACCGCCCGATTTCTGGATCGATTCAGCGTTGAGCCGCATCATCTCCACCTGCCCGGCCACCTGATCGGAATCGCGGCGCAGCGTCAACTCCGCGCCCTTCTTGTAGACGATCACGCCGTCTGGCTTGCTGGCCTCTTCGCGCAGCGTGTCCCAGTCCTCGGTCGCGTCGTCGCTGGCGAGGACTTGGTTTGAGTTGATGAGGAAGTTAGCCTTGCTGGCCCGCTTGTTAAGGTCGAGCTGCAAGTCACGCACCCGGCGCACCATGCCGTAGGGCATGCCATCGCGGCCCCGCCGGTAGCACCAGACGGGTGTGAGTGAAAAATCGTTGTGCCGCCAAGGCGCGGGCGAGCAGGCGATCATCCCGGCCGGCACGAACAGCGCGATGTGCATCCGCATCGCCACCTTGTCCACCACGCCCACGCTGCCCGATTCGGCGGCCATCTTTGTTATCGGGTCGTAGTCCGATACCGCGGCGCCGCGAAACGGCCCCGCCTCGATGAAGCCCATCTTCATCGGCTCGCGCCACTGGCACTCGTAGATGCGCACGCGGCGGCGGCTGCGCGTCACGTCGTAGGCCATCATCGACCCCGCGCCAAGGCGCCGCACCGCGCCGCTGGCCTGGTTGTTGTACGCGCTCAACGGGGCGCCCCAGCCCAGCAACACCTCGTCGTCGTCGTTGATGTCCGCGAAATCGCTGGCCGCCTCTTCCAGCAGCTTGGCCCGGTCTGGGAACATCGCCTGCGCAACGTCCAGATCGACGTCACGCCAGCGGAACAGGTAGCGCGCTCCGCTTAAGTCGTCGTCCTTGGTGCCGCGCGAATCGTGCAGCACATTGCGCCACGACTCCATGCGCTTGTACACGCGCTCTTTGGTCGGATCGTCGCGCACGCCATCTTCGATCCACGACAGGCCCGCCTTGATCGCCTCGCTGAACGCCTTTGAACGGATGTACACAGAGCGGTTCACGTCGCTCATGTACTTCATGACCTTGGTCTTGGTGTCGGCGGCCTGCACGTCGTCCTTGGTGCGGCCCAGCACCTTGGAATCCACGCGCGCGCGGCGCTCGGTGCCAATCATCCAGTCAACCATCGGCGCCACCTCGTTGAACACCAGCGGCATCTGATTGCGGTCTTCGAGCACGAGCTGATCTTCCGGGCGCCACTGCATCCCGTCGTACATATCGTCATCGATTGCCATCTCCAGCCGGTTGTCCGACTGCAACTCGCGCTCTTCGTACAACCAGGTCATCAGGCGGCTGTGGGTTTCGCGGGCCTTATCGCTGTCCATCGGGCTTTGCGGCGCATCGTCCTGGCCGTCCGCCGGATCGCCATCGGAGAACAGCGAATCGCCCGGCGCTTTGTGGAATGAGCGAACCTCATCCATAGCTGGCTCCATCGGCCAGCGGCGGGCGGTATTCCTCGCCGCGGACCACCTCGCCAT